TCAGTTGCTGACGCTGCCTCCCTTGCGTGTTGAGTGCCAGCAATCACATCAAGAGGTGTAGAGACTACCGGCATAAATCTAGCAAATCCTCCCAATGCCTTTACTAAAGGTTGCTTCCATGGCTCTACATACTTGCCCAGCCCTGTGTCAGCTATTAAATCTTTGGCAGTTTGTATCCCTGGTATATCACTTAGTGCTTCTTTTGCTGCTCTTGATTTACCTAAAAGATTTTCTATATTATAACCAAAGAATCTATTTGTTGGGATTACTTTACCTGTGGTTGTTTGCTGCACACCGCCAGTGCCGAAGATTTTATCAGCCTGACTAGGATCAACAATTGCTTCCCACTCCCCAAGAGCGTTTTTAACTAAACCTCTAGAAAGCTGGCTTCTAGGCACTTCCCCCTTAAACATATACTTTTCAGGATCAGCCTTGTATTGCCCCCACGGATCAGTTTCTGCCATTATAGCTAATGCTCGACTACGATCTGGAGTAATAAATACTTTATTCTCACCTAATCCTGAAAAGCCTTGGTTCCGAATTATCTCGGCTCGTTGTTCAGCAGTTAAAGCATCTTGCCCCAATTCTGGATCAACTAACGTAGTGTGGCCTCTTACAGCGGTATAAACATCTACATTACCACCTGTACCTGTAAAAAGATCTGGATGAGCGCCTGCCTTCCCTGGATAACTTGTCTCTCGTCTAGCCAAATCAGGCGGCCAAGGCATACCAGGAG